GAGAAACAAAAGTAACTCCGGGGGTTGTTGTTGTTGTGTTATTAGTATCCATTGTGTTTATTGCCAACATTAGGCGTGTCTTCGAGGCAGGTAAATTCGTATTTCACCCACTGGCTGTAGGGTCCGATCTCCTGGCGGCTCTGCCCAATAGGGCCGAGATTCGGATGCTGCGTGGCTGCGTCGGGAAGTAAGTAAAGTTGTGGAAATTGATAGAAGTGAATCAGTGCAAGCGTGTTAAAAACAGAATGCACTAAAAACCTCTGGTGAAAGGGGGCTCCATGCCCCCAAAGATGCATTAGAAAGGCCGGAACACGCTCCCAACCCACTCCATACGACCAAAGCTCCAAAAGAGCAAAGAGCGCATGAAATGGATAGAAACCGTCCTTAAACCATTCTTCTGCGATTGGAGATCCTAGTGAAAGGACCAAAATACCTCGAATCCACTCAGGAGGCTCAGGAAAAGGTGACACGAACCCAAAGATTGCGAGCCACGTCCAAGGAATACCCACTGGCCAAGTAACCAGCAAGTAAATGAGAGTGGGAACCAGGAAGGAGAGGATGATGAGGAGAAAGAGACGGAAAAGGAAACTCAAAGGTGCGAAGAACCAAAGCACCCTCCGGGGATCAGACAACGATAAAAACCAAGTCATGAATGGAGTGGTATTGAAAGAGATGTAGCGTCCAAAAAGAGAGAATTTGTAAAGTTCAGAACCGTCAGAAAGGGAAGTAACAGTGACGACCTTGCTCTCAACTAGCAAGTCGGCATTGGAACCATAAAGTTGGGTACGAATAACGTCAAAGGTTGGAAAAACCTTGAGGATGTCAGAGCTGTTTCGCTCAAAGACCTCGGCGACGGCATCCGCAAATGCGAGACGACGCAGGTGGTACTCCTCTTCCGACAAATGGAAGAAAAGCTCCCTCAGAGCGGAGACGCAGCTGTCAATAAGCTGTTCCTCTTTGCTAACGCTCTTCGAGGGGAGGTAGTAGACAATTGACTTCATGATAGAAGCCAAGTCAAGGGGTGCCACCCACTGGTCCAAATCCTCACGAAACACGAAGTTCCGCTTGAGAAAAGAACACTGGTCCCACGTCAGGAAATCCTCCATCACTGACGTCTTCAGGGCGCTCGTGTACTCAAGTCCGTAGACTGAAGCACAGAACTCCTGGTATTTGTTGTTGTTGAAGAATGCGCGTGCTCGCTGCGAAACTCCAACAACAACATCATCCCCATAAATGAGGGGGCTGACAACTGTCCAAAAGTCAACTGGCTGGAGATCGTGCAACTCACACTTCGAAATCCAGTAGTAAACAAGAAGGACAAGGCCGCGAAGGCTATTGTCTTCGGCCGTAGCGTATTTACCGCTCGGCTGCAGCGCTGGGGCTGCGAAAAGGTCACCACGCATAACAACTGTGGGATACAAGTTGTCACTGAGGATACCACGCACCATATTAAGGGCGTAGTCGTCGTAACCAAGGTTCTCACACACTCGCCACACGATAGTGTTGGCAGCCAGGCCAATATCGTACGGCATAGAAGTGTCAAAGCCTCCATAATCACCCTCCATAAAGGTGAGGAAGCCCGCCATGTTTGAACAAATGTCAGCAACATCAGTCGAATGCATATTAACGCCAATAGCAGTCCGAAAAATGTCACCGTGCTCAACCATGAGTGAGTAGAAGGGCATCAAAAACATGCGATTCACGAGGGTGGACTCGTAAGGCGACATGCAAAAGACGCGAGTTTTGCGATCCCTAATCTTCTGAAGAGACCTGGGCTCATCCTTCAACTGAGCACCAAGAAGAGGCAGTGCATCCTCGCCGCGCTCATAGGCGGCACACTGCTCGTACACCTGCTCCTTCACATCGAACAGGGGCATGTAGGAATCGACTTTAAAATCGAGACAGCACTCGCGGGAGAATTTCTTCTTCGCTCCGGGCCAGGGAAAACCACCTGAGGTTGATGGTTTCATCGCACGCATGTAAAAGTCACAAGGATCGCCATTCTGGGCAATCTCCAATGTGACTGGACGCAGTGTAGTCACACCACGCGCGCGGAGAGACGTGATGAGGTGTTCGGAAACCAAATCGATCGTCTGAGCAAGAGTGACAGGACTCAAGCTCTTCTTCAAAACTCCCGCCTTCTTCACAAAGTGGTTGTAGGGACCTTGATACTCACCGGTGATCTTGTTCAGACCAGCAGCAAATACCGGAGCCCCAAAGAGAGGAGCACCGCTAGCGTCAAAGGGACTAATTCCCGTAAGCCGCTCAGCATAGTGCACAAAAGGAGTCGAGAGGAGTTTGGATTTCCCCAACTTGAGAACAGAGTAGCCTTCCAGGCCACCGTACACATTCAAGCCAGGTACTTCCTCAAAATTGAGAGGGGAACGCTCCGACACGGATCCAATGCGCGTGACACGTGACGGGAGCCGTAAAAGACCTTCACTGTTGATGGAAAGAGCACAACTACCCTTCTCCAACAACTTGATGGCGCGATCAACGTCCGCCTTGCGAATGCTCTGTGAAAAAGCCAACTCGCCAGAAGATCCAGCCACATGAAAGCCGACAATACCAGAGCCACCAGAAAATTGGGCAACAAGAGGAAGCCCACACTTCCCAGAAGCATGCTCACTCCACGGATAGGAAAGTGGTCGCTCGACAACCACCTCTCCAAAATTGGAGTCATGAGCCACAATACGACCCGACTGATGAACAGTCACCGTACAAGAATCTATCATAGCCTTCCCCCCGTAGGGAGGCGGAGTGTAGTAGTCAGCGCACAAGTAAGAACGAATATCCTTGAACTTGGCACCTCGTAAACGAACAAGAAAGAGATCTCCCTCTATAGGAACAAACTCAGACTCGGTGACCACACAGCGAAAAATCCCAACTTTGTGCTCAGCACTCATGCGCACCGTAAACTCCCACGTGCCATCTGCACGGGGATGATTGATGGAGTGGCGATTAACCACTGCGAGATCAGCACATAAACCAGTCACGTGTGTCTCGATTGTCCGAACGCCCTCAATATGTACAAGACGGACGTTAGACTGAACAGCAGAATAAACCTTTTCAGGCTCATTGTACTGAACTGGAGAGTCAATAGGCATGGGGATACTCCTCGGAAGAGAATCCCAGTCGATGCCATTACCGCGCTTTGGTCGTGGTGGAGGACGCGCAGCGGCACTCTTTTCCTCAATCCTCGCAATCTCTCTGTCGATTTCAGGCTCAGTAGCCTCAGAGTTGGAGGAAGAAACAATATTACCCTCAGTGAAAAGAGAAACACCCTTATAACACTTAAACCCGAGAATGACAGCAGTTAATGCCAATACAAACTTCTGGGTGTGGTACGAGGGAGGAGGGAGACCGGTATAACAGTTCTTCCATCCGCACACAGCGCGAAAAAACTGCCACTTGAACTCAACACGGTCTTGCACAAAACTAATGCGCTGGTAACACGCACGCACAGAAATGGCCTTGTAAAAGAAATTTTGCGGCCAAAGCCAAAGAACAACGCCAAATAAATAAAGAGAAATAAGACTAACAAGCCACAGCAAGTAATCGCCTAGTGCGAGAAAGTGTGGAAAGTAATAAATAACCCAATCGAAGGGCACAAAAGAAGGGACATACACAAGAGACTCAGCCTTAACTTTATCCGCTGGGCGGACAGCGCAGGCCGAGCGCAAGTAGCTGGAAATGTCAATGTCGAGGGGCAGCGCAACTCGCGCCTTCTGCTCACTTATGTGAGTGTTGTAGCTATCGGTGAGCCAAGTAACCAACTCGTAAATGTCAGCTCCACGCAAATGGTAAATGGTGTTGGAGACGACGTTGGTCACAGGCTCTTGAATGTAAACATCGAAAAGCCACCGATCAAGTTTCGGAATGTCAGACGCTAGGCTGACAGCTTGATCCATTCGAGATGTACCAGGCTTGCGGAAACCTGGCTTGACGGTGGGAACTATGTACACAAGACGCCGACGAATGGCAGAGGGATTGTTGACGATTACATCAACGTTCATCGACGCATCATTGCAATCCATGAGAACAAGCTCCGGAATTGCCATGACTTTGCCCTTACTCTCAAGATCTGCCATGTTGCAGAAGTAGGGCTGATTGTCAGCGACAGAGAGAAGCTCTGCCATGACGGGGTCGCCTTTCGCCTTAGCGATATTGCGATTGATTGCACCAGGCTCTGAATAGTGAATGTGAGGCTGTGAGAAGGGCTCGTAGCCCGACCAATACTCCTCTGTGGCCTGACGATGGTAAGTCTGAGATGGACTGTACTCACGACCCTTACACCTGGCCCAAACCATGGCGAGAACGTCAATGAGGAGACCCTTTCCTGTACCGGGAAGCCCATTCAGGCAGATACAGTAGGGAGTGGGACGTGATTCAGCGTGCATACGGTTCATGAAATCAGCCTTAATGAGGCGAACTGTACGCAAATTATTTTCAATAGTTTTCATCTGGGGTGCGTTACGTGGAAGCGAGTCCTTAAGGGTCTCACCACTACGAATCGCTTTAACGACACGATCAAGATATGCACGCCTGCACACTTTTCCTTCAACGGGCAAACCTGAATAAGTCATGGTCTGCAAAACTTCAATTTCACTCACGGTGGACACAAAGCTCGAAACGGGGTCCTTGCTACAAAAGACATCGTTGAGCGGAACGCCCTTGCTCAAACTCTCGGAGAAAGTAAGAACAGAGACGGCTGCCGACAGGCAGACCTCAACGAGGTCAAGGCCATTGCAGGGCTTTGCAGGGCCAAGCGTCGAAGTAATACGACGCGTAGAGTCTTTAGAAAAGACTTTGAAAGAGACAAGTGAAAGTACAAAGTCGCGAATTGAGGTGACAATTTCGGAGTTAAGTACCATCGACATGTTCTTTTTGATGTTCTTCAAAACATCAACAACTCCAGACTCAGTAGAGGGACTGAGAAGGAGGAGCTTGTTGTAAAGCTCAGTGATGCTTGAACGCACAAGTTTGTAACCTGCGCGGGCAGCGTTCTTCAACTGGGTAGGTGAAAAAACAGACTTGAGAAAGTCAACGGCTGCAAAGAACAGATCTCCAAATGTTTCTAATTTGTACATTCGGTAAAACAACGAGAGCAGGGAGAGGGAGAACATTGTCCCCTCCTCAGAAAACCCGCTCATGACTTGATCAAACAAGCCCTGTAGAGAAGAGAGGTCAACAGCCTCAACCTTCTCATGAAGGGAGTTCAAAAAGGTGTGGTATGAAGGTGGGCGCTTCACACGGTTTTGCCAGTAAATGGCAGCTTCTTTATCAGAAGGAGTTGTAGAATCTTTGGAAGACTGGATAAGATCCGCCGCCGGATGCTGTGAAGCACTTGCCGGGGCGAAAATGGTTGAGTTTGGTTGGAACATTTGGGAGTTAAAGGACTTTAAGAGGTGATATCTATAAATAGAGGCCTCGCGGATTGGATAACCGGATGGGGGTGTCCAGGCAGCTCCCGTGAAATGAGCAGCAGTTGAGCCACACACTTCAGCTGCCCTACTATTTTGCACAAGGGTGCGGAAAAAGGGCGAAAGGAAGGTCGCTAAACCTTCACACGAATAACGTTCGTGCTAAAGCGATGCATAAAGCAAAGGTCCGAAGTTCCCACTTGGGAGAACAAAGAACTAAGAGAGGTTGTTCAAACCTCTAAACTAACGTTTGATAGGGAAAACGCGAGACAAGGAACCGACCAAGGTATTGTCTGTAACGAAATATAATTCAAAAGGTTTTTAAAGAAAAAACCCACAAAACTTCGGGAAAGTCCCGACTTAGGCAGAATTACTAGGCATGCTGAGGCCAGATTGGGAGCAAAGCTCCAAAAGCAGCGAGGAAAACGCTGCAAAGCAGAACAGGGGTCTGCAAAAAGAACACGATGAAAATCTTGTGTTCAATACTACATCAGTCTCAGAATAAGAGAGTGATGGATCAGTTTAAAAGTATCATGATCAGGATATGGCTGGATAACAGCTAGCTTGATTGTCGAAATACAACTTAGCTTAAAGTTGTGTAAACGAGATACGTCCGATGGCACTAATGGCCTGAATTATGTAAGCGGCGTGAGATGAAACTCACGGCAACAAACATAATTCAGGAACAAAAGTGACAACAGAAGCAATCTACATTTATGGGTGCGGGGGGATTACCC